GCCTTCGGCCTGCGTGTCGTTGGTTTCGTCGTGAATCAGGCAGTTGTCCTTGATCCGGGGCCATATCTGCTCTGCAAGCCAGTCCTGGTCTTGTGTGTAGTAATTCTGGCTCTGTTGCTCGGCTAGAAGCTCTTCGATCTCTGGAATGGCGCCCCTTCGAGCTGCAAACATTCCGGCGCTGATCTTGTAATTGTGACCGATCGGGTGGTCTTTCATAATGTGAAAGTCGAGCCTACTGGCTAGAAAGTCTTCGTGTGCCAGTCGCTCTCGCCTGGTAAGCCGGGCGTCTGCGTCGCGGCTGAGAACCACATCTGCCTGCTTGTCTGCCAGCGCTTTGAATCTCCACAGTTTGGCTGTGTGATCTTCGGGGCCGTCGCAATCGACGAGCTGCACGTTTGGAATAAGTGCCAGGGTGCTTCGCGTCCAATCTGGAACGCTGGCGCCTGTGTAGAAGCGAATCTCGTATCCGGCGAAGTGCTTCTGCGCCAGGATTGCGTTCTTGATCGCGCCGATCATGTATCTGGCATCGGATCCGTAGAGTGAATAAGCAATCACTTGCTTCATCGGCAAAGTTTTTTCTTGAGCGCTTCGTAGGCTTCGCTTTGAATGTAGTTCTGGTAGGCAAGCGCATCGAATGAGTAAACTTCCTGCGCGTTGACTTCCTTGTATCCTTCATCCCATTCGGCTTTGCCTGCAACTGGGTGCATATGTTCAACGATCACGTCGTCTAAATATATCAGCGCTCCTAAATCTTCTCCTAGTTTTTTCCAGAAGTTATCTAGATATAAATGCTTCATATTCGGCGGAACCATTCCACCGAGCGCCTTTACGATGTCGCTGGTCATCGCGATCATGGTGGGAAGTCGCTTACCTTGCAGAAGATCGTTGCCGTAGGCCATTGACGGCCGCCGTTGCATCGCCGCCATCAACTGTAAATCCCACTCGGCTGTGCGTGGGCGGTGGTCGTCGCCCAAGAAGGCGAAGAAGTCATACTTGTTTTGCTTTGCGATCGCGTTGGCTGCCTTGTTGATTGGGTAGGCCATTCCTCGGGTTTGGTTCTCGATCGTCATGCAGCGCTCTGCACCGACTTCAAAGTGGTACTGGTCGTGCTCTGGGTCGTTTGCGTCAATGATGAAGAGCAGGTCGCTTGCTGCTGAAAGCTCTTCGTGAGCTGCAAGCAGGGCTGTTGCGTTCATTGGGCGGCCGCGAGTTGGCACCAGGATGATCATCTTGTTCATCGGTTGCTCGCAATCTCGCCGGCTATCGCTGCGTATGCGGCTAGATCTATAAATGAATCATCGCTCTGTGTCTGCATCAAACGTGCAATTTTGACCAGCGCCATGCAAATTGCGACCTGCTCTGGCTTGATCTGTGTTTCCAGATATGTGGTCCAGAGGTCTGCAATTCTTTGGTGGTTTGTATGTGGGTCGCCGTATTGGTTCTGGCGATCGCTTGATGTCAGGCGTGCTGCTTCTTTAAGAATATCCCCCCGATTCATCAATTACTTTGCTCCGCGTCCGAACTCGGTTGCCTTGCCATCGAGCGCCTTAAGAACTGGCCCTGCGATCGCTGCTAGGCCGGCTACCAAGTAATTCTTCGCTGGCTGGTTTGGATCTGCTAAATAAAGAGCTGCCGCAGCTGCTGCTGCTGCTCGGAGGTATGTCTTAATAATCGCTTCAAGTGCTGGCTTGTTCATTCTGTCTCCTTAAAGGTTGGCTTTCCAAAGCCGACAATGGTCACGGCCATTGATGGCTTGAGTTTGCCTCGGTTCTTGCTTTGGTAGGCCCTGATCTTACGGCAAACCTGGCCGCCGTTGCGTTGATCGCCCTTCTTATCGGGTGCCGTGTTGCCTTCGATCGTGGTGACGGTGCCGTCGCCGTTATTCTTGATCACAATCCCCACGTGGCTGATCCGGTCGAGCGCGTCTCCTGGGAAATCAAAGAATGCGATATCCCCTGGCTCTGGCGTTGCCGTAGCTGCGTCTTGCCATTTGTTCTTGTCCATAAAGGCGACCGCCCCTGCCGGGGTGTAGACGCAGTTTGGAATTCGTACGCCAGCTTGTTTTGCCACCCAGTTAACGAAGGCGCCGCACCATGCGACGTTTGCCTTCTGGTATTTCGTCTGATTATCGGCTGGCCCTTCGATGTATCCGAGCTCTGCTCTTGCGATCTGGATCATCTTGTCTCTTTGGTTCATTTCCTGCCCCCTCTTGTTTTGTTGTTTTCCAATAGCAAGCTGTAGATCTCGTCGACCCTGCTTTCGACCCTGGTCATGCGATCGTTCATCGAGCTGCCGCCGTTTGGCTTTAATTCTGCCAAATAGTGCTTTACGAGCCATCTGGTTATCGCGGCAAATGCGCCGGCGATCGTGATGATCGAAACCGTCAGAGCTGCGTAATCTTGTGCGGTCATCTTATGGCTCCAAGTAGAGAACAGATACAGTCGTGGTGTTGTTGCCATTTGCCACGGCATAAATCACGCTCTTGATGGGAACAAGAAAATCAAGGGTTGTGGCTTTTTGAAATGCAAGACCTGTGCTAGAAGTGACATCGGCTCCGCCAAGATAGCAGGGGTGATCGTTGCTATTTGTCAGAAGGACTCGGCGGTTCTCACCGTAAGATTCAATAAGAATCTGAGCAGTTGAGGTGACGAGCAGTTGTTTTGATGAGGCCATGTTGCTCCTTGATTGGGGATGGGGAAGGGTTAGCCTAGAAGAGCTGCAACTTCATCGGCGGTGAGACCGAGTGCTGTAAGTTTGCCTTCGGCACTTGCTTTGGCTGCCGCCTTTGCAGTTGCTTCTGCTTCTTCTAGCGCCTTTGCATCGGCGTATGCCGCTGCATCTGCCTCACGCTGTGCTACTTCCTCTTGAGTCAATTCGATCTCTGAGACTTCCCCAGTAGAGCAATCAACTACGATCTTTGTGTCTGCCATGTTGTCTCCTTATGAGTTTTTGATGCCGTAAAGTGTTGCTGTTGTATATTGAGCAAAATTACCTGCGTCTAAAGCAAGAATTACTTGGTTGATTGCAGATGTATCACTCCATAATCCTGCGTGTAATCCTAAGATTTCTACAGTTGTTCCGTTTCCCTCTGTTACTGAGTCTGTGCTAAAACTTTTATTCGTATTCCCAGCATAATTAGGGATGTATAAAGATAAATTTCCAAAAGTATTAGCCGTCCGAGCATTACTTGTAACGTAACCTGTATTTTGTCTATTGCCTGTACTTGATCCCGCTGTAGTACCAAAACCAAAAAGTATACGTGTAGAATAATTGCCGTCTGTTGTATCTGTGTTTAATTGTAGTTTTAGTAAATACCAGTTGTTTGCAGAATCAGTATCTCTCGCAGATAGCAAAATCTGTAAATCTGTATATGTGCTAGGGATGCTTGAAAAAGTTATGCTTGCAGCACCACCACTACCGACGGTACTAGATGCAATCTTAGTAAATGTATTAGGCACTTTTCACCCCGTATAATGTAAATGTAGAGCCTGTCATAAAGTTAGCAGCCGATGAGGTTGCAAGGCTGATAGATGTAATTGCTGAGGTGCTACGAAATAATCCGACAGTTGCCAAGACATAGTTATTCGCATCATCGCCACGAATTAGACAGGTCTTGTTAGTCGTAGTGTTTGAGTAATTTTGTAGCTGAATCTTTCCAATCATAAAAGTATTAGCCGAAGATGTATCACCTGCTAAACCCTCGAAGTCAATATTAGTTGCGCCTGTGCGCCCAGCAGATGAAGCGGCCGAGCCAGTACCAAGCAAGCGAGTACGAGAATAAATTGCCGTAGTGTTGCCATTAAAAGTCATTAAGTAAGAATCACTTGTCGCGGCAGTTGCAGAGCGCGCAGCACAGACAAGAATAAGGTCTGTGTAACTGCCGCTGATAGATGAAAATGTAACAGTTGCAGCAGCAGACCCTAGAGTCTGCGTAGCGATCGGTTCATAAGTAGATGGCATGTTATCCCTTTATTCCGTATAGGGCGAAGGATGAGTACTGTACAAAAGACCCATATTCAGGAATTAACTCAATAGATGTAATTGCACTTGATGATCCAAATCGCCCTGAGTTAAGACTGATACGGCCTGAAGTACTATTTTGGTCTTGTCCTGCAAGGGTACGAATAGTTTTATGCTTGTTAGTATCTGCGTAATCTAGAATATCGATAATGCCAACGCCAAAAATGCTAGCAGTTGCATTAGCCGCTGGGTAAGCGGAGATACCACCAATTAAGTTATTAGTACCGCTAGATGCTGCACCACCTGCAAAAGCACTCGAGCCATCGCCTCCAAGATAGTGATAAGAATAATTTGCAGCAGTCGTATCAGCATTTATTTTTAATGCTATTGATCCTCTGTCTTGACCTGAGCCATTTGTGCGAGCCATTATACGAAGTTGAAGATGCGTATAGGTACCTACAATGCTTGAAAAGGTAACGCTAGTTACTGGGGTGGATCCGACAGTAGTCGTAGCAATGGACTCGTAAGAGTTGGTCTCACCGACAAAGGTTCGATAACCATATGCAGAGGCGTTTGCCAATGTTGAACTGATCGGTGACATCAAAACCCCTTATGCGAACTTCGTCTGTGTTTCAAGAACTGTATATGTTGGCGTTGCTGCTGTCTTGATGATTGTGAACACATAGGCATCAATTGAAGAAGCATTTCCTGCGCTGATTGCGGCAGGAACCTTTGGAGTCACCGCGCTGCCGTCAATCTGAATGACATTGGGATAGTAAGGTGTTGCACCGTTGGTGTTGAGCCATACAAGGGTGATGGCATCGCCGACTGCTAGAACCGAGCTGAGAGTTGCTCCGCTTGAATATCTAAAGTTCAGCGTGTGGTTTGCAGTTGCATTTGTCGTGTAATACCACACCGATGCTGTTGAGACATCAAAGTTGATTGTGCCTGTTGCAGCCGATGCGACAACATTGACATCTTCTTCAAAGCCTTTGACGATCAAATCTGATTGTGAAGTTGCAATAGAAAGTGTCACGGTGCCTGAAGTTCCGCCACCTGATAAACCTGTTCCTGCTGTTACGCCTTCAATGTCACCTGCTGTAATTGCACCCCACGCTGCTCCGTCATATTTTTCAACCGCGTTGGTATCAAGAAGATATGAGAGCATTCCTTCTGCAAGTACGCCTGACAGAGCCGTTGTTCGAGCTGTTGAGTTGGCAAAGACCATCACGCTCTGTTGCATCAAATAAGTATTCACCTGGGCGGCTGTTAACACATCGCCTGTGTTGAATAACTTGTAACCTGCTCCTGCCATTATTGCTCCTTAATCAGTAGGAAAGCACAGAGTTTGCGCCATCCAAAGTTCCTTGTGTTGCTGAGTCCAAGATGAATGCCTGAATTATAGGCTCTGCCGTGAACAATTTTGTTGTCCAAGTGTTGGTCGTGATGTCTTGTTGAACTCCCTGTACGAATAGTTCAAGGGTAACACTTCCCGACCCGGGAGTTGATTTTGTAATGTCCACCAAGTCAAAGATGTCTAAACTTAACCCTGCAACGATTCGAGCCGTTTCAGCATCATCTGCCAAGTTCAGCCCGATGGAGTCAATGCGAAAGATGGCATCTTTGCGTGATTGCAGAATCATGTTTGCCTGATCCAAAGACTCGGCATCGGTTTCAATCAATAAACCTTCGCGCTTTCCTGAGTGTATGAAGTAAGTTTCAATGCTGCTCGTATCCTGCACCGTCTGCGCCGTACCGCCTTCGCGGTTGACTGTGACACTATTGAAGATGAGGGTGTCATCATAGGCAAAGTCAATTGCCTGATATGAGATTCCTGTGCCGTCATCGGCAAAATCCGTTGCTGTTCCATCTGCTTTTTGTGCAAGCGTGTCGCGAGACAGGAATGTGGCATTGCCTTCGGGGTCAATATAGAACCCACCAAATTCGCTGTTTTCAATTGTCTGCAAGGCGCTCAAAAGGTCGCGCTCGGTGCCTGGGTCTGCCTGAACGGTGCTGTCGCCTGTGTCAATTACTCGCATTGAGGTTGGAAAGGTTGGCACATCAAGCAGGTTGTTCATTCGCTCACCTGTTGTCTGCCCTGCCGAAGTTCCTGCCACCGTTGAAATGGCAACATTGGAGAAAAGGCGGAATGCATCCACGCATTGCAAGGTCACACTTGAGATTGATTCAAGTCCAAGTTGGAAGTTTGTGTCGTAGCTCGTAATGTAGCCTGAGTAAAGGTAGTACCGAACTGAGTTGTAATCTGCGTATATGCGAATCTTGCGAAGTGGAACAAGTTTTCCATAATAGGGCGATGCCGTGTTGCTGGGTACCCAGTCACCATTGGTATCTTCAAGGACAACTGTGGCGGTTCCTGCCTCGAACTTATTGAGGATTCGGTTTCTTCCTCTTCGAATTGATGCTCGAAGGGTGATGTCTGAAACATCAACAACATCAGATGCGGCATCTGCCAAGATGCCTATGCCAAGCGGCGTTGAAGCATCGCCAAGAATAAGTGGGTTGCCGAAGGCAGGGCCGTTGGCAAAGTCAACTGAAACTCCAAGCGCAGGCATTGCCATTAGATGGCCACCGCTGACTTTGTAATCACTTGCCCTTGATTTTGAGCCTGAAGGAGTGCGTTGCGAATGCTTGAAACAAGGTCTGCCTCTGCAATCACCGATCCGGCATTGCTGATATTGATGGTGATTCCGCCACCAAATCCGCCACCGCGTGAGAGTGGGATTACTGCTTCAGGGCCGGCTTCACCGATCAATGCCATCGTTGGTGATGTGACGATTCCACCCTTTGCAAGAGCAATCAGATCGCCGCCATTTGGATTGATTCGATCTCCACCTGTTCCACCAAGTGCTGCTGTGTTGCCATCTGCTTCAGCAGCAAATGCATCTTTTTCGGCTTGAGTTAAACCTGAAAGGGCATCGGCTAATCTTGCTGCTGCCTCTGCTTCTTCAAGAATTGCTACTGCTTGTGCTGCTGCTGCTAATGCTGCTGCACCTGCTGCTGCCGCTGCCGCATTTGAGGCTGCAATAGATGCATTGGCTGCATCTGTTGCTGCCTCTGCCCCTGCAACTGCCGTTTGTGTTGCTGCAAAGGCGGCAACGGCGGCTTCGTTGGCTGCTGCCGATTTTGTGATTGCTGTGTCAAGCTGCGTGATGTAAGCGGTAAGTGCTGCGTTTGCATTGTTCCAACCTGCTTCTGCTGCTGTTGCAGGATCAATGAGAGTTCCTGAATATGAAACAGGAGCGCCAATTTCCTTGGTATAATCAAGAACTCCCTTTGTTGTAAGACCCCAAGCATCTTTTAACTTTTGGATTTCTTCATCTGAAAGAGTAAAATCATCTAATTTTCCAACAAAGTCTGCATATTGCAAGACTTCTTTGTAAGTTAAATTCCACTTATCTTGAAGTTTCTTGATCTCTTCATCGCTGAGTTTTTGATCTTCAAGTGCTGTTGTGAAATCAAGATATTTCTGTGCTGCCTCTTTGGAAATGCCCCATGCTGCTGCTAAGAGTGCAACTTCAGAGTCATCAATCTTTTGATCTTTGACAATCAACAGAGCTGCAAGATAGTTGGTGACTGCCGGAACAGTCATCCCCCACTTGGCTGCAAGTATGCCAATTTCATCGGCGCTGATCTTGTTGTCTGCAAGTGCAACGAGAATGTCTGCATATTTTTGCGCATTCTGATTGACCTTCATCTGCGCCTCGGCAGATTTCATCAAGGCTTCAACCTTCTTGAGTTCTTCAAGGTTGCCTTGCTTAACAAGGTTCAGGCGTGCTGCTTCGAGCTGAATTGGATCGGTGTCTGAAACACTCTTGATGCCGAACTTGTCCAACCCTGCTTTTTTGATTGCAGCACGCATTTCAGCGGCTTTCTTTTCAGCAGCGGTGAGTTCTTTTGTTGTCTTTACAGTATCAACAATAATTTTTCGATTTTTGAAGTTCGTTGCTGCAACCTGATCTGCAATTCTTGCAAGTTCACTTAAATGTGAATTATAGATCTTAGTCGATGTTGAGCCTTTGTCGGTTGCCGCTGTTAACTTATTAATTGCGGCATAAGCAGTTCCTGCTGCTAATGCAAATGCTCCAATGGCCGCAGCTGCTGCAAGTGCCGAAGCACCGCCTGTGGCAAACGCTGTTGCTGTGCCGGCGACTGTTGCAGCTGCCGCCTGAGCTGCGAAGGCTGTTCTTAATACTCCGAGCGCGGTTGCAATCGCGTAGATTCCGGTGGCAACTTTTGTTCCGATGAAGATTGCTGCAAATGCTTTGACCAGGCCGATGTTGTCAGAAATAGTTTTGAAGAAGCCAGCCATTGCTTTTGCAACGGTTATCAGCGTCGTTCCTACATCTTTGAGGCCTTGTGCAAGTTGCTCTTTGTTTGTGCTTACCCATTCTTGAATAATTGGCAAAACGTTTGCAGATATGTATTTTGCAAATTCTTCTAAGATTGGAATTAATGCATAGCCTATTTGATCTATGATTTGATTAAATGCTAACTGTAATTTAATCATTCTGAATTCAAAGGTTCCTGCACGCTGTTCTGCCTGGCCAGCGAATGTCTCGCCAAGAGAAGTCAGAATTGCATTTAGGTCTTTTGCCTTGACTGCGTTTGCATCAAGTGGAACGCCGAGTCTTGTAAGTGCGCCAACATTTCCGCCTAGTGCCTTTGCGAGAGCAAGTGAAACAGAAGCTAAATCTTTTGTTGTTCCGGCTGAAATATCAAGTGCCAAGCCTTGTAGCGCTTGTGCCTGTGTCACATCTTTTGTTGCCTGGGTTAAAATTTGAAGTGAAGGAATCAACTGATTATTGTCGACGCCAACAAGAAGTTCTAATTTGTCGAGATATGTAACTGTTGCAGCGATTGCTTCATCTGTTGCGCCTGTTGTATTACGCAGAGCAGTTGCTAGTGCTGCTTGTTGCTTCTGGTCTTCCATTGCGCCTTTGACGGCGTCGACACCAATTTTGACTGCAAAAGCCGCCGATGCAGCAGCTGCTACTCCAAATGCTTTAGTGGCTTTCCCGGCAAACTTATCGAAGTCTTTGCCAAGTCGCATAATGTCGCGACGTGCTGCCTTGCTGCCCTTGTCGGAGTATTGGGTAATAATCCGGGCGATTACTGCGCCTGTTGCCACGTGATTATCCCTTCTCTTTGTTCATATTGAGTTGAAGAATCTTCTTTGCATCGTCCATCGCTTTGCGGACGTTGGCTCTAATTTTATCGGCGTCTTTATCTACAACGGCCCAGATGCCGCGTGAGGCGCCTTTGAATCTCTCGTTAAGAACGCCGATCATCTGGCGTCCTGTTCCTGAGCCGCCGCTGCGTCGTCCTGCTACTTCCCAAATTGCACCGGCTGCTGTTCTTTGAACAAGCGCTCCGGCGCTGGTCGTATAGTCGGATCTGACTTTGCCTTCGACTCTGGTCTTCTTGATGCCCTGACGGATCGCTGTTGGCTCCCAGGCTGGCCATCCTTGCCCACCGCGTGTGCGGCCCCTTGCAGCTGGAACTGTGCGCCATCCACTCATGGGTGGCTCATCTTTAACTTTGGCCCTGGCTGCGCCTTCGGCAGTACGCAGCTCGTCGTTGATAACTTTATTCAGCCGACGAGCTGCGTCCTTGTCGAAAGCTTTGAGCGAATCGATGGTTTCTTTGATGCCGGATATAACAACGTTATCCTCGGCCATTTATTTGTTCCTCTTCGCTCGTTCTTTCATATAAATCACGATCGATTCTAGAATTCCATCCGGTGCATCTAGCAAAGTGATCGGATCTAATCCTGTCTCCACAGAAATTGCTGCTATTGAATAGGTCAGGCTGTTTCTGTGGATCCGGAATTTGGGTCTGTCTCCAGCGATACTGTTTCTAGAGTATCTAAGAAGTCCGGCCCGAAGGGTTTTACCACTTTGCCGTTTGTCCGAAGTGCGAGCCAACCTAAATAATAGATGTGCTCTAACTTCTGATCTTCGCCGATAAGTTTGGCAAGTCCTTTTCCATACTTTTGTTCAAAGTCAACAATGATTCTTGGTCGTAATGAATACGTTGCCTCTAAACCGTCTGTTGTTTTTACTTTTACGTATAAGCCGTCCATTTTTCCCCCTTATTAGTTTAAGTTGTTGTCTTTGTTATTGCTCCGCTGATCGGCCATGAGACCGAAGCGGTTGCCAACTCACCGACGGATCCGTTTAGAGGAGTCCATTCGGCAATAACCGCAGAGAAGCTGTATTGCGGATTTCCGGCAGTTGTTGTTCCGTTAACAGGCTTTACTGCAATTGTGACTGCTGTTCCAAGTGTCGGATAAATTGTCTGCTCCACACTTGAAGTTGCATAATCCTGGTGAAATTCTAAACTAACAGAATTATCTACAAGACCGGCAACACGTGTTTTTGCTGTTTGTCCGAATGCAGTTGTTTCGACAATGTCATAGGCACTATTGATCGTGATTGAACTAATGTGATCACTCAGATCGGTGCTTCCAAATAAAACGTATGCGTTAGTAAGAACGATTCTTGCCATTATACGACCGCCTTTGTAATTGCTCCAGTTACTGGCCATGACACACTTGCAGTTGCTAATTCACCAACGGCTCCGTTTAGAGGAGTCCATTCGGCAATAACCGCGCTGCATGTATATGACGGATTGAATGCGCTTGTTGATGATCCGTTTGGCTTAACGATTACTGTTGCTACTGTTCCTAGCAATGGATAGATTGTTTGCTCAACTTCGCCTGTTGCGTAGTCTTGATGAAATTCTAGTGAGATTGAATTGTCTGCCAATCCTGCAAGGCGAGTCTTTGCTGCCGTTGATGAGAATGCAGTTGTTTCGACGACGTCGAATGTCGAGTTAAGTGTTACTGATGCGACCAAATCGCTCAGATCCACTCCACCGACGGATATGAATGCGTTAGTTAGGACTAAGCGTGGCATTATGCGGTCGCTCCTTCTTTGGTTTCTTGTTTAATGGATTGTACTACTTTTGTTTCTTGATTTACTGCTGTTGTTGCTTTGATGTGGTTTCCAGCGATCAGAGTTTCTGCGCTGACTCCTGCATCTTGCAATTCTTCATTTGTTAGCGTGTCGCCTTTGATTTTTCCGCAGACGGTTTTGCTTGAGATGATCGTGTATGACATTGGTTCTCCTTATCCCCAAATTGTTAAGCGGTATCGGTAAGAAAGAAACAGGTTTCCTTGTGATTCATATTGGCCTGATTCGGCTGCTGTGACTCGTAAGGTATTTACTGTTCCGCCAAGCGTTCTATCTCCTTCGATCGCTGTTTTGATTGAGCTGGAGCCGGAACCTGCTAGGTATGCATCGAGCTTGTCCTGGCCTGCTCTTTCGGAGAAGCGTTGAACGATCACATAAACATCGACGTTTGCTTGATCTAATCCTCGGGCGTTGTCGATGTCGAATGTGAGATCTAGTTGTCCTACGACCGCGCATGGCGGTGTTACTGGTTCTGGTATCAGGTCGTATACGCGTAGGCCTGTGATGGTCTGTAAGCGTGTTTTAAGACCATCGCGGACTTGGCTTGGATTCATTTACTTCGCCAATCCGTTGTTCTTCTTAAATGGCCGCAGAAGGGTTTCTACGTCTGCGTCGAGCTTGGCGCTCAATCGGACGGTGCCTAAGTCCGGGCTTCCTGCAATGCCAAATGGCGACTGGCGTCTGGTAAATAGCCGAGCTGCCTGGATCAAGGTTGCCATGTTGACTTCGGCTGGCGTCGATGCCCATCCCCAGATTCCGGTGATCCGGCAGGATTGTGGTAAATAATAAGGCCAGACATATCGGCCGATTGCAAGTATGCGGTTTACTGGCCATCCGCGCTGTGGGTTGTTTACTGGCTCGAGCATATAGTCGCTGGTTGACCAGACGGTATCCCATGTCTGGTTGAAGTTGTCGTCGGTCGCCACTTCTGTAATTGTGTAGTTATCGTCCATGTTCATTGTCCACGGATCGAGTGGCGTGTAATAACGGGCCACCGGTGCCTGGGTGGTTCCGTTTCGATAAAAGAAGCGCCCTGTGTAATCGTCGATCATGCGGCTTGTTGCTGTTATTGCTGCTTCTAGGGGTGTGTCGTCGACGTTGTCTGTGATCGCAAGCGATGCCTTTAATTCGGCAAGTGTGCAATAGGCATTAGTTAGGGCCACGCTTTATCCTTCTTTCCGGTTTCGGCAGCATTGCGCGTTCTAGTTTGGGATCGGCGGTTGCTGTTTCCTTTGCCGGCTTCTGCCGGATCTTCTTAATCTTTCCAAATATCATTGTGAATCTCATCCATCCAGAAGCTCTTTTGATGGGGTAGCACAGCTGCTGTGTTGACGTGGATCTTGAATCCGAGCGCCTTTGCCCTTCGGCAGAATAATAGATCTTCTCCGATCCATTCGCCGGCTACTGGCCCATCCCAAAACCAGCACCAATCTTTGCCCTGGTTTGGATCTGCTACTTCGCGCATCTTCTCTAGAACGCTTCGGTGAACCATCAGGCATCCGGTTCCAGCTGCGTCAATTTCAAAGATTGAATTTTTATCGTATTTGTAAAGCGGAAGGAATCCGTTATCTGTGTCCTGGAATATCGCCGGTACTGGCTTTGGGTACGGCTTGCCTGGTACTCCAAATCCTGCAAAGACAAGGCCTGCGACGATCGGGCGCTCTTTGTCATGGGCTGTGTCGATCAAAGCGTCAAATGCTGGAACTGTGAGCTGCTCATCTGAATCGATCATAAGGAGCCAGTCTGAATCTGTGTTATCGAGAAATTGTTTGACCACTCGGTTGCGCTGTTTGGATAAAAGTCCTGATCCTTTAATTCTTACAAATGGCCCGAGCCTGCTGCTTCTTGCTTGTGCTAATTGAACTAGGCGATATGCAAATGATCCGTTTACGGATCCTGGATCGCATGAGCCTATTGTTACTTTGTGTCCTGTTTTCATTTATTCCCCCGTTTTAGAAGTGTAGAGCGAGTGACTCGGGGGGTGGGCCACTCGCCCTACACAATTTAGTGCTTGCCTTCAGATTAGAAGGTTGGTGCGCTTAGACCTGTGCCTGAAATGATTGAGGCTGCAAGTGGGTAGCGCTCTGCTGTGTATGCGGCGTAGCCGTAAACGACAGACTTGATTGTTAGATTTCCTGCGCCTGTCGCATCAAAGCGTAGTGCGAATGGT